GAACAGTTGTTTGGTGGTCCAGATAGTGACATTAACATCAACATGTCAGAGTTGGATACAAAGTCCGACAAAGACATAATGGCAGAAATAGAAAGAATTGCAAATGGGAAAGTGAAAACAGACAAGCATCGTAGAAATGGAGCACACATATAAAAAAATCCCCTACGAACCATATTTCAGGATCGTAGGGGATAATCCCGTGCCTATCTTGGCCTGGGATGTACCTTAGAATACAAGGTTAAAACACATCGTCAAGATCCTCGTCAGATGCGTCTTCAACTTCATCCTCTTCCATGGTATCTTGAGATTCAGGGGCTTCCCCATTGGAAGTATCATTATCACGAAGGTACTCATTACCTTCACGATCACGCACAACAGCTTTGTACGTGTCATCTCCCTGAGACTTAGATCGGACAATCACCTCTTCCTTACCAAAACGTCGGTAAAGAAGGTTGCGGAGATTTTGGATATCATTCTGAGACATTCCCTCCAAAAGAATAGCCTCACCATCATCCAAGTTTGCATACTTTTCTGCAATTGGGTCATACTGCGAAGATCGTCCCCCACCACCGGACGAAGTTGAGATTTCTTGTTCAGCTTCTTTTCGGTCACTAACTTCCATGTTAAAGTCAAGGTCCGACATAGTAAGTTTGCCTGTCTTGCTTTAGAGAGTAGTATCGAGAATAATGCACCCTCTGTTACTGTACGTGGCAGAACAATGATCCACAACATCATAGTCTTAACTTAATCTACATCATGTGTGAAGAATACGCCGCAAAAAGGTCATACGAAAAGATTCAAGTTAAGAACCCCAAAAGAAAGCTAGGTGAGTTTGGTAAAGTAAGAAACCACTACAGGTATCAGGCAAAAGAACATGACTTGCCTGAGAAGTTGGTACGTCAAGAATGGAAGGCAGTTGAGGCAGAGAAGCAAGATGCACAAACACAATTAAAAGAGTCACTAAAGTCTTTCTTCGAGAATGAGATAGAGCTTGTACTAAAAAGACTAAAAGAAAAGTTTGGCATAAAACAGTTGCGGAAGTTTAGCAAGAAGGCAACTAAGCCTGAAGACTTTAACTTGGTAATGCAGACATTGTTAGATTGGTCCAGATGGTTTGGGCTAACAAAACAGACTGCAAGACCAGGTCTTATCGTCATAGTTGATCGTGGTTATGAGACAGGTGCATTAAGAAGTGGTGCAAATCCTAGTAACTTAACTCTTCCCTCTGAAACTGTAGAAAACATAGACCCGACAACAGGAAGAGTATCACAAGGAAGAGGGGCAGTATTTAATGTAATAGAAGAAATACTTGAAAAGACAGCAAGAACGCAACAGACATTTAGACAAACAGCAGCAAGAGAAATACAGCAAGGTTTACAACAAGGAAGATCACTTTCAGAAATAGTTGGTAGGGTAGCAAATAAGACAGAAGAACAGGTAGGGTACAAGCTAGATCGTATTGTACAAACTGCGGGGAATGGTGGGTTTGAAGTTGGGGAAATAGAAGGCATGAAAGATGCAGGTATAGAGCGTGGTACTTGGGTGTCGCAAAGAGATCCTAGAGTAAGAACGCCCGCAAATGGTGATCTTTGGAATCATAGGTCAGCAGATGGTCAAGAATCAGATTTAAATGTAGGTTGGGTTATATCGGGAAAAGGTTCACGTCAAGAAACGCTCAGATTTCCCTCAGATCCACTTGGTAGTCCAGGTAATACCATATATTGCAGGTGTGGAGTAAACCCGTCACTATGAAAATATGGGCCTTGAAACCACGATTAGAGCGCCCTGTAGAACGGGCAAAATGATCCCAAAAACATTTACCTGAAATAGTAATAAAAACCACATCATGCCATACGATATAAGAGAAACATCAAGGTGTGGAGAAAATGAAATGGGATTGTTTAAAGAAGGGGAAGACGGAAGTGAAGAATTGATTGCGTGTCACACATCAAGATCAAATGCTCAAGATCAAATTGCAGCTATAGAAGCAGGTAAAAGTATGAGTCCTAAAGACTTGCTCGTTACACCTACATTTGGGCAGATCAAAGACCTAGATGATAAAGGTACATATGGAGAGTACCTTATACATTTTGGTAGTAAAGAAGAACATGACCTAGAAGGAGACTTCTTTACAAAAGATACTGCCTTTTGGTTGGATATTGCCAACAACAAGTCAGCAGTATTGTATGGTCATGGAATGGATGATGTATTTGGTACAAAGAGATTGGACAAAGGCGGGGCAACTCTAAAACAAGACGATGAAGGGGTTTGGATGGAAACCCAACTTCAGCGTCGAAATGAGTACGAAGAAATGGTACATCAACTTGCCAAACGTGGTAAGTTGGGTCTATCAAGTGGAACGGCATCCCACCTTGTAGAAAGAAATAGGGTATCAGAAAAGTCTGGTAAGACAATACACGAAATTAAACAATGGCCGTTAGGTTTTGATGCTACGTTGACACCTACACCAGCAGAACCTAGAGTTGGTAAGGTAAGACCAGTATCAGAAGAAGATCATAAGTCTATCAAAAGAGTTGCAGAAGACGTGCTTGGGTTTGCAAGTAAAGGAAACCCTAACAACGTATCTGTACTTGGTGCAGAGTTTAAGGCTCGTTTTGCGACAAAAGCAACAGAAGAAGAGGTAGAAGAAAGATACCAAGAGTTTCAGGACATGGTTAATATGTCCGCTTCTGAAATAGAAGAGTGGGGTGAAAAGGAATGTTCTGATAAGGCATCACAAAACCCTGATAAAGTACGTAGCAGAGTAGTATCTCTACTTCGTACAAATAAAGAGGATTGGGGAGACGAAGAATATGATGATGCTGGACAAGTAATTAGTTTCATAAGTAGGATGAAGGGTGTAGATGGTGGTGATAAGCCATCTGAAGATTGTCCTACTAAGAGAAACATATCTCTAATGAATTGGGGGTTTAATCCTACAAAGAGTCTTATGGCAGACATTGACGAGATTAAGTCAAAGTTTGAAGGCTTGTCTTCAAAAGCACAACACGATTATAGTGTAGGTGACTTGGTATCATGGGAGGGTGGGGACGCACAAGGAAGAGTAGTTGAAACTGTAGGTCCAGATGATACTGTAAGCCCATCAACAACACCACGAGAATTTAGTGGTAACGAAGATGAGGAAGGTTATCTCATTGAGTTGGTAGACTACGATGAAGAAGAGGATGAGGTTGTAGGTAGGGACGAAACTGTATTCCACTTAGCTGGAACCTTGTCCTCGATTAGTGAGTCAGATGTAAAAAACCATATGGAACAGACTGAGGATAACATCCTAGAAGATATTGAGCGCGGTATTGAAGACATTAGCAGAAAACTTCAACGTATATAAGTAGCTTCTAATTAACTTCAAATTGGTATAATATAGAGGTATGTCCCAATCTGCAAAAGAAATGCGCCAACTCAAAGAGAAGGTTAATGAGTTGGGTGATAACATTGATAGTATCCTCAGTCTTGAGTCCGACATTAAGACCGCAAAGAACAGCGCGTATGAGGCTAAGACCAAGGTTGAAAAGATTAGTGAAACCAATGCCGAATGGGAGGATGAAGTTAAGAAACTTCAGTCCAAAAAGTCTGACCTGCAAGATCAGTTCGACGAATTGGACATGAAGATTCAGGAAGGTAAGGTAGGTGGAAGTTCTGCCAACATGGGGAAAGAAGTTGCCTCTGAGATTGCACAAGATGTTGAGGCAAAGAACCTTCAAAATGGTAGGCCAAGTAAGGGTGATACCTTTAAGGCTAACCTTGATGGTTACACATTGAAGGATATCACCAACATTGGTGGTGCTGGTGACGTTGTATTCCCAGATGAACGGGAAGATATCATCAGTAAGCCTACCCTTCGTACACCGCAGATTATGGATCTAGTTACCATGCTAGAAACCAGTAAGGATGCGGTGGAATACATTGTACAAAGTCTTGAGACTGACAATGCAGGTCCACAAGGAGGTCAAGGTACTGCATTGGATCAGTCCGACTTTGAGTTTACCCTAGAAACTGATCCGGTGGAAACATTGGGTCACATTGGTAAGGCAAGTGTCCAAATTCTAAATGATGCTCCACGTCTTAGAACGTGGGTTAATACGAGAATGAGGGCACTTCTTGAGTTGGAGCTTGAAGATCAAGTTCTGCTTGGAGATGGTACTGGTAATAACCTGGATGGACTTGTACCTAATGCTACAAGTTATTACAGTAACTTGGAAAGTGCAATTGCAGACTCCCCTGTAACAGATATCGACAAAATTGGGGTTATGCTTGCACAACTCCAACGCCAAAACTTCCCGCCAACTGGTATTGTACTTTCCCCCGTTAATTGGTGGGGTATCCTTCTAACAAAGGATAATGACGACAATTACCAGATTAGTGGGGCACAAAACATGGCAAGTCCCAGACTTTGGGGCTTTCCTGTTGTAAGTTCAAATGCCATGCCAGAAGGTGAGGCATTGGTTGGTAACTTTGAGCTTGCGGCTTCCTACTTTGATCGTCGGCAGACTACGTTGGAGATTGCAACTGAAAATGCCGACGACTTCGAGAAGCTGATGGCCACAATTCGGGCATATGTTCGTGGTCTTCTTGCTGTCCAGCGTGGAGATGCAATGGTCCATAACGATACTATGGACACATCTGCTCCGGTTGGTAGCTAAGGCATAACGATTTTCTTCCTACTAATTAAGGGGTAACATGAATACCCTTGTGGTAGGTGTAGGAACTGGTAGATGTGGTACTAAGAGCCTAACAAAGCTCTTGGGGATACAGGATCATACCTATGCCACACATGAACGATATGGGCCAAGGGTTAGAT